GAGGCTGGCGCAGAGGCTGCTCTTGATGAGTTTACCGATATTTACTTAGGAGCTTTCGCTTCAGACCCAACAACCGACAATGATGGCGATCCGCTTGCAGCCGGGATGCTGTACTACAACACATCATCAGATGTATTGAGAGTATATTCTGGCACTGCATGGCAGGATGCTGGAAGCGCCGTGAATGGCACAAGCAATCGAGCAACTTATACGGCAACGTCTGGTCAGACAACATTCGCCATTGTTTATGATGTTGGCTTTGTTGATGTGTGGCTCAATGGTGTCAAGCTGGTCGCAGGAACTGACTTCACTGCGACAAATGGAACCAGTATTGTCTTGACCACCGGCGCTGCATTAAACGATCTGGTTGATATTATCGCGTTTGGTACATTCAATGTTGCTAATGCTCTAACAGTTACTGATCTTGGTGTAACGGTTCAGGCTTACGATGCTGACACAACAAAGAACGATGTCGCTAATACCTTTACTGCTAATCAGACATTCGATAACGGTATCATCGAAGAATACAACGCAACAGGCACTAGCGGTGCTGTTACCGTAGACTTGGATACAGGCAACAACTTCTCTACAGCTATGGCGGGTGCAGTCACTTATACTTTCAGCAATGCAGCTACAAGCGGTAAGGTGTCATCTTTCACCCTGAAGGTTGTCAATGACGGTAACGCTATCACATGGCCTACTTCAGTTGATTGGCCTGCTGCTACTGCTCCTACACTGTCAGCCAGTGGCGCAACAGACTACTTTGTTTTCATCACGCACGATGGCGGTACAACTTGGTACGGCTTCACTGCTGGACAGGCGATGGCTTAATGACTAGTTCTAAGAACTTAATACAGGCAAGTGCTGGTAATGTAGCTGGTGGTGACTTCTATCCGTACACGATAGATAACTCTGTGCGGTTTGCAAGCAGTTCTGATAAATTGACTAGAACTAACTCTGGTTCTGGGTCAACTAAAGGTTGTTTTTCAATGTGGGTCAAAAGGAGCAACTTGAACCCAAGCGCGTCGGCCGAATTAATTGGTACAGGTTTTAGTGAGTTTAATTTTATTAATTCTACAGCGGGGGGCGGAGTATATTATCCAGACACTATTGGTTATTACGAATACTTTGGAGGCAATTATCAGGGACAAGGTTCTTCAAGTATAAGTTCATCAAGTGCTTACAGTGTCTACAGAGATGTATCAGCTTGGTATCATATGTTTCTAGTTTGGGATACTACTTTAGCAACAGGTGCAGACAGGTATCAGATATGGATAAATAATCAAAGAGTAACGCTAACAGGTGTTTCAAACGTAGCACAAAATACTTTAGCCAGATGGTTTTATACTGGCGATATTGCAATAGGCAACACATCTTCTGGCACAAAACCTTCTTTATGTTATTTAGCAGAGGTTGTTGGAGTTGAAGGTACTGCCTACGCACCTACAGATTTTGCAGAAGACAAGAACGGTGTCTGGGTTCCAAAAGAAATAACAGGCTTAACATTTGGCAACAACGGCTTCTACTTAGACTTCGCCAACTCTGGCGCACTCGGCACAGACGTATCAGGCAATGGTAATAACTTTACTGTTTCAGGGCTGACAAGTTCAGATCAAATGCCGGACACTCCCACCAACAACTTCCCTACATGGAACCCATTGCTTAAAGGTATTTCGCAGACAGGAGTCTCAACTTCTGATGGAAACATGGTAGCAAGTTACACTGGTTTTTCAGGAAGCGGGTACTGGCCTTCATTTTCTACAATGACTTTACCTAAAAATGGCAAAGTATATTTTGAAATGTGTTTGGAGTCGGTTTATAACGGTGCGCTTATAATGGGGATTATGTCCAAAGAAGACGCAGAAAAATATGCGGCAGGGACGACATCTCCAACTATGGGTAATTTGGGATATTGGGATATTCACGATGGGAGTGCTTATGCTTGGGGAGGAGACGGTCAGCCAGACTATGCAACTTTAGGGCTAGTTCCGAGCGCTGGCATTGCAGGGGGAGTAGTTGGTTTTGCTATTGACTTGGATGCAGGTAAAGGATGGATTAGGGTCAATGGTACATGGATACTTAGCGGTGACCCTGCTAACGGCACCAACCCAATAGGCAGTGATATACATACTGGAAATGGTGCTTCAGCAAGTGGTGAATATGTAATATTTAATTCAGGCTACATATCAGTAAACGCTTATACTAGAAGTATTCTTAATTGCGGACAGGACAGCACATTTTCTGGGCGTAAAACAGCAGGGAATTATGCAGATGAAAATGGCATAGGGGATTTCCTGTATTCAGTGCCATCAGGTTATCTAGCACTCTGCACAGCCAACTTACCAGAACCCACTATCGGGCCTAATAGTGATACTTTGTCTGATGAGCATTTTGATATAGCACTTTGGACAGGTACAGGGACGACTCAAAATATAACATCTTTGGAATTCCAACCTGATTTTGTTTGGATGAAGGCAAGAACTGTTGCTTATAATAATTGGTTGTTTGACGCTGTAAGAGGAACAGGGAATTTATTGGCTTCAAATACAACAGATACCGAAACTAGTTACCCTTCAATTCTCTCTAGCTTTAATAGCAATGGTTTTACTACTGATTCTTTCGGCAGCACATATGACTTTGTAGCATGGAACTGGAAAGCCAACGGCTCTGGTGTATCCAACACAGATGGCTCTATAACTTCTACTGTCTCTGTTAACACTGACGCAGGATTCAGTATTGCAGAATTTACAATGCCAGCAAGCGGCAGTTTTACCGTGGGTCATGGGCTTGGCGTTGCGCCAAAGATGTATATTGTAAAGCGTACTACTAATACATCCTCATGGGGCGTGTGGCACTCTGGGCTGTCTGGTGGGACTTATTACGTTTTATTGGACACAAACGGTGCGCAGGTAAATGATTCAACTGTTTGGACTTCAGCCCCAAGTTCTAGTGTATTGAATATAGGTTCAGCATGGCCTTCATCGAGCCAAACAGCGGTCGCCTACTGCTTTGCAGAAGTAGAATCTTTCAGCTCCTTCGGAAGTTATACCGGGAACGGCTCGGCAGACGGCCCTATGATTTACACAGGTATGCGTCCTGCTTATGTGATGATTAAGAAAACAAGTGGAACTGGAAACTGGGATGTTTTTGATGCAGACAGAGACACCTACAATGTCGTTGATTTGGTGCTTTACCCCAGCGATGCTAATGCAGAGCAATCTTTTGGGTCAGCTCTTGATTTCTTGTCTAACGGCTTTAAGCTCCGTAGTAGCGCAAATGACCATAACGCATCAGGCGGTACATACGTCTATATGGCATTCGCAGAAAACCCATTCAAATACGCAAACGCACGATAGGTAACATAATGAAATACTACAACACAGAAACACAGACAGTAGTTAGTGAGAGGCAAGTAGTTAAAGCCAATCCTAACACTTCATTTGCGTTACCCTTCAGTGACGCGACACTGGCCTCTCTCAACTTGGTCAGACTGACTGACGACACAAAACCAACCTATGACTCAGCTACCGAAAAGGTTATTGAAGATGTCATAGAGGTACGCGATGGCGTTGCTTATCAGACTTACAGCGTAATAGATAAGCCAGCCGAAGCTATAGCTAACGAACTAGCTAACAAGAAAGCTAATGTACGAATCCAGCGTAATGACAAGTTGTCTAAAACTGACTGGGCAGTTCTCCCCGACAGCCCACTGTCAACTGACGACAAGACTGTTTACGAAAACTACCGAGCTGCTCTACGCGATGTACCTGCACAGGCTGGCTTCCCAGAGAATGCACTGCCTGAAAGCCCTGACGAGTCACCATACGACTCTTGGACTTATGACAGCACTAACTTTGTCTGGAATGCCCCACTGCCTAAACCTGAAGGTGAAGCGTACTGGGATGAAGATGCGTATGAGGAAGACAACACTACAGGGTGGATACAGATATGAGTAAAACCAGAGATTTTGCCAACGTAGCAGGTGGATTAACATCCACGGCGGAAGAATTAAATTATCTTAATATAACGACTCCGGGCGAATCTGAAGCGTCAAAAGCGCTCACCACAAACGCAAGCGGTAATACTGTCATAAATGGTGGGCTAGAAGTTACTGGCACATTTGTTGCTGACGACCTTGATATAATTAGTCAGGCTGAAGCAGAAGGTGGGACAGATACTAATGGGCGGCTGGTTAGTGGGCAACGGCTTGGGCAGGCTATTGCGGCTTTGGCGAGTAGCGTAGTTCCGTATAAACTTATTTCTGGCTTAAATACAGCTTATGGGGCTGACTATCAGCATGATGTGGTTATACAGCCCGGAATTTGTACTGCTCAAGATGATGCGACAGTAATAGAACTTACCAGCGCAATCACAAAACAAATTGATGCGACTTGGGCATCTGGAACGAATGCAGGAGGGTTGGCAAGCGGGGCGTCATTGGCGGCTAATACTTGGTACCATATGTTTGCTGTTATAGCTGGCGGTAGTGCGGACGCTATGTTTGATACGTCGGTGACTTGCGCAAACGGGGTTGCTAATAATTCTGTAACTTTCTATAGAAGGATTGGCTCAGTAAAGACAGATGGAAGTGCAAATATTTTATGGTACCACCAAACAGGCAGCTATTTCCTAACGTCTCCTGTAGAGCTTTTTGCTGGCGCTATTGGGGGATATACCACTTTGAACACACCGCTTGGCGTAAAAACAATGCCATTGGGGAATGTGACGGTTAGAGGCTATAACCATATTTATCTTGAAGATGCTGACCCAGATTATGGAGCAAGAAACTGGAAAGCTCATACTATTGGAGGCACGTCAGACCTCTACGCCATAGTGCTACCTTTTACAGCGTACACCGACTCAATTTCGCGAATATATACCAGAGCATCAGCATCCCCCAACTACGGTTATATAACCAACTTCGGCTGGGTTGACCCAAGAGGTGAATATTAAAATGTATGTACACAGAGATGAAGATAACAATATAAAAGGATTATCGTATTTTCCTGACGGTAGCACCGAAGAAATCGGTGAAGATGACCCAGAGTACATTGCGTTTAGACGCAAAATGGAGCCGGTAATTGTTAGTATGGCACAATGCAGAAAAGCGTTTGTTATGTCTGGAACAACAATTGCCGATGTGGATGCCGCGATTTCTCAAATAGAAGACCCGCAAGAAAGGGAATTGGCTACTATTGATTGGCAGTATGGGACAGAGGTTAATCGCGATTCTGCATATGTTATTGCAGTCTGCAATATCCTTGGGATGAGCGATAGCGCAATAGACGAGCTTTTTTCTTTGGCGCAAACCCTTTAATCTGGTCGCAAAGTATAGAAGAAACATAAAATGATAGAAGTGATGGCGGCTGTTAGTCTTGCCAACTCCGCTTTCAATGCCCTGAAAACGGGATTAGAAAAAGGCAAGGAATTGCAGGACATGGGCGAGACTCTTGGCAAGTTCTGGGATGCCAATGAAACTATCACGCAGGCTGGCATTGAGAATGAGACAGCCACCTACGCCAAAAAACTGTTGCAGGGCAAAAGCATTGAATCACAGGCGCTAGAAATAACTATCGCAAAGACTAAAGCGCGTGAGATGGAAAATGAACTGCGCGAGTTTCTGATTTACTCCGGGCAGGGTGACTTCTACCGCGAGATGTTGCGGGAAAGACGCGCTATCAAGAATCAGCGTTTCCGAGAAAAGCGAGCGCAGGAATTAGCCAAAAAAGATGCTATGGATTTGGCACTTATTGTTTTTCTGTTTGCTCTTGGTGGCGGCGTAATAGCCGCTATCGTTGCGATGATTGCGGAGGCGCAGTGAATGCCAGCCAAAAAGAAGTATCCTACCGACTCGACCTTCCTTGACGTAGCAAATGCCACACCCAGACAGCGTGAGTATTACCATGCCTACATGGAAAAACAGTCAGTGTACAACGCTGCTAAAAAGCTGGGTATTGCTTATCAAAATATTTATTCAGAGCTAGACAAGCTGGTATTACGCGCATCACAACGTGGCTGGACGGAGCATTCAGATAACACCA